TATGCCGAAGCCAAGGGCAATGGCTATGACATCAAGATTTTGCGCAAGGTGATTAGCCTGCGTAAAAAAGAGATTGGTGAGCGCATGGAAGAAGAGGCGATGTTGGATGTCTATCTCTCAGCACTCACTGACTCTGTGCTGGACGCCTTCAAGATTGGTGACACTGCTGAGACCGACATCAGCGATGCTATCGACGCCTTCAAGGAGCAAGTGATGAGCACGTTTGTCGCACTTGGGATAGAGCATGGGTTGTCTGCATACTTGACCGCAAACTCGTACTCCTCTGCTGATAGCACGATGCAAAATGGGAGTAGCAGCCCCTATAGTGGGTGGATGGCCTCCCGTCGTCAGCATGCGCACAAGGCTGGTCGTGCGGTCAGTGCTGCCAACGCTGACAAGATACAAGGCCACGTGGATACGATGCGTGCCGTCGCAACCAAGATGAAAACACACACCGTTGACCTCAATACCGCCGCTGATGACCTTGCCACCATCTTGCAAGGCTCAGAAGCAGCCTATGGAACCGACCCCGGCACTCCTGCATCCGCAGAAGGGAAAGCCGCCTCACCTGACGAGGTACGCGGCGCTCAACCACACCCGTCTGTTGACACTGTGAACGAGCACGAACTGAACGCAGCACTGGACTCGCTACGGGCACTACACGTTGTCAGTTAACTTGACCACAGAATAGGACGTATGTATGCCAACTCTTACGGATATCATGGAGGAAGTCAAGAAAGTCGCGCATGACCTCAGTAGTCGTGTGGATACGCTTGACGGAGAACAAAAGAAACTAGGGGAAAACCTCACCTCTAGAACTGGTGAGATGCCCATCGAATACAAGGCATCAGTGGACAGCCTGAACGGGCGTATCGATGAGTTGACGAAACAGATCGATAAGGCGCGTATTGAGTCGCTCCGTCCTCCAAGTGCAGGGGAGAGTGATGGCGATGAGGAGAATAGCCCGATCCCCTGCATGAACCTCATGGGGATGCGCTCACAAGAAACCATCCAAGCCCTTCAACGCAGAGCCTTCCCTCTGAAACGCAAGAATACCCCAGCTCGTCAAGCGTTTATCAAGGCCATCAAGCGTAAGGGTGATCTTTCACAACTCACTCAAGAAGAGAAAATACACATTGTTGCGGAGATGATGGCTCCTGAGAAGAAAGCGCTCTATGCAGGCGATGGGACGACTGGTGGGTTCTTTGCCACAACTGACTTTCAAAACGAATTGCAGGCGTACCAACTATTAATAGACCCAATGCGTACCATTTGCCGAACGATGCAGACATCAGGCGAAAAAGTGCAAATGCCGAGTTTGCAGAACGATACGACTGCGTATTGGGCAACAGAGCAAAGTGCCTTTACTGATAGCGCTGATACCACCTTCAACATGATTAACATTCCGGTGCATGAGGCGCGTGGGTTGATGCGTATCAGCGAACAACTTCTTGAGGATAGTCTCTTCGATCTGGAAACCTTCATTAAGGAGCGTTTAGGACTCAACTTTGCACAGTTGGAAGGCAAGGCGTTCGTGAATGGCAACGGCAATGGTAAGCCACGCGGTATCCTGTCCTACCCTATCAAGGCGAGTGCAAGTTATCCCGGTGGGAGTGCAGGTAAGAATAACGTCACGGATGCCATCCCCTACATGCCTAGTGGCGTGGCTGGCAACATCACGGCGGACGCAGTGCTCAACCTGTTCATGGATCTCAAAAGCGTGTACGCACCCAATAGCACATGGCTGCTGACTCGCGCTACACTCAACTCCATTCGCCTGTTCAAAGACTCCTTCAATCGCCCGTTGTGGCAACCCTTCGCAGCCTCCAACCTACCGGCCACCATCTATGATCGCCCATATGTCGAGATGCCTAGCATGCCAGAAATAGCGGCAAATGCCTATCCACTCATTGTGGGTGATTTTCAGCACTACCTCATCGTTGACCGTATTAACCTGAACATTCGCCAATTGAACGAATTGTATGCCGCGTCCGGTATGATTGCCTATATCGCTCGTACACGATGTGGCGGGGATCTGCTGCTTCCGGAATCGATGAGAGTGCTCAAAATAGCCGTTTCGTAGTGCCTGTCTTCACGCAGAAAGGAATACTCACATGAGAGATAACGTCTCAAAGCTTGGGCAGGTGATTAACGGTTTAGGACTGCCCACGATCAAAACCACCGCAACGGGTGTAAGTGTCGCCGTTGCCACGTATAACGCGATCACGGTGTATATCAACGCTGGTACGTATACCGATGGCACCCACACCTTCTTGATCGAAGAAGCCCCTGATGTTGCAGGCGCACCCGGCGCATGGACGACTGTTGCGAATGCTGATCTGGTCGCATGGAAAGCTACTAGCGCGACTGACCTCACACCCGTTCGCGTAGGGAATGCGCAACCCGCCGCTATCAGTAGTGCAGCCACTGCGATTAATCAGCGTATTGGCTACATTGGTGGCAAGGATTGGGTGCGTGTCGATGTCACGGTTTCCGGTGCCCCTGCGACGGGATGCCAGTATGACGCTTATTGGATTGAGGGTGAACCCCGCGTTCTGCCTGCAAAGGTGTAAGGAGTAGACCATGCCCGTTCCTGTTATTCCCGTTGTCCCTAGCGCATCCATTGCGTCTGCTGATGGCGCAAAAGCCACCTACAGCGCAGGCATCACCGGATTGGTGGCGGCGGCCTCTGCCACTGACATCTTTACTATTACCGGGAGTGCCACGAAAACAGTCAGAATTACCCGCCTGGAAATCTCAGGGGAGGCGACGACTGCTGCTCCTGTGCAAATCGTCTTGCTGAAGCGCTCCACTGCCAATACCCTTGGTACCAGTACCGCGCCAACACTCGCACCCCATGACAGCGCCAACGCAGCAGCCACCGCAACGGTTCTTGCCTATACCGCCAATCCCACCACGGGCGTGCTCGTTGCGAACCTCAAAACGGAGTATGTCTATCTTTCCGCACCGGGCACCTCTACCGGTGGTCCTGAGAAGATCTTCTTCAACTTTGGGGATAGACCTGAGCAATGTCCGGTCTTGCGCGGTGTCAACGAAGTGTATGCCGTGAACTTAAACGGCGTGACGATTACCGGAGGCGCGTTTGATATCAATGTGACATTGACTGAAGAATAAAGCAAAAGAGGTAATATGAGTAGCGCGTGTAAAGTGATCACTCAACCAGCACTAGAGCCTATCTCGCTCATCGATGCGAAGTCGTACTTGAGAGTCGATTTCCCTGACGATGACCCGGTGATAGCGCGGTTGATTATCCGTGCACGTGCGTACGCAGAAACGATCACCCACCGTGCTTTTGCCACTCAGCAGATACAGCAGATTGATACGATTGAGCGACCCGTTGGAGGCGAATTATCCGGTAGTATCGGCGGTCAACCAAATTGGTACAACTACAATGAGCAGTTGGGCGCTAATCCCTTTGGCGCGGCGCAATTCTACTTTGATCTGGCCTTCCCACCTGTACAGGCGAGTCAAGCCATCATGGTACAAACCAAGGTCACGGCATTTAGTACGTGGACTGCGTGGACGGGAACGACATGGCTTGACGATACGCAGGAGCCAGCACGCCTGTACTTCCAAGTGCCAATTACTGCGAACTTTTGGATGTTTCAGTATTGGGCCGGGTATGATCCTACGCTCTCGATACCGGTGCCACCTGACGCGCTACAGTCGATGTACGAACTAGTGGGTCTCTGGTATCAGTACCGTGAGGGTGGGAGCGACCCTTTGCAACTTGAGCGCATCACTTGTAAATTGTTGAGTCATCGTGTCGATTGGATGTGAAGCATGATAGGCACCTATGACAACTTACACGGCAAACGCATCAGGATCGAGACGGGCGCGGGGCTTGAACCCTGGTCAGTACGCGTGATCGATGTGGAGACGGGAGAAGAGATTACCAACGTGACGCGCATCGAGATTGATATTGCCATGTATAGCCGGGAGAACAAAGCACGCTTGCATTTGTATGTACCGGCGAAAACGGCGAAGCGGCATGGGCATAGTGAGCGTGTGGATGTACGCACGCTTGAATGCCATATCCCGGCCCGTGTGGAGTATGCCGATGGCTGACATCCTCTCGCCTGCTGATACGACGGTAGGATCAGGGGCTTTCAATAAGCGCATCGTGATAGAGCAGCCATCAGACCTCTCAGATGGGCAAGGCGGCACCACCCGGTCGTGGGTACTGGTCCTCTCGACATGGGCACATATTGAGCCTTGGAACCTGTATCGTGGTGGTGAATTGTTTGTGGCAGGACAGGTGTACCCGGTGCAATGGGTGAAGGTATTGCTGAGGTATCGTCCATCACTCAACATTACGACTATTATGCGCATGCGCTATGGTAGTAGGCTCTATAACATCCGAGCGGTACAAGTACCGGCAGAAGCACAAACGACGATTGAACTCGTAGGTGAGCAGTTACAGGCAAGCGGTACCTTGCATTAGAAATGAGGAATTATGCCAGAATTCGTGATCACTGAACAGGTCAAAGTACTTATCCGACAGATTGCCCGTGAAGAGATAGAAAAA